GTATGTATTCTTGGAAATGAGAGTTTTGTAATGGACCTATCAGTAACTGGTAATTTTCTGAATACTCATCATAAGAATGTCCCGTGATAAAATCTATTCCTAAATGACAGTCTCCTAGTGTTATTGCTTGTTCTTCATCATAATATTTGAAAAATCCTTTCCTTTGTATTTCTACTTTTTCTTTTAGAATAGATGAAAGAATCTGAACTGATAACTCTATATTTCCTACGATTTTATGAGCATAAGGAAGAACTTTTATCATTTTAGAGATTAAAATAGGTGGAAAATCTCTACTCATTCCCCAAAAATCATAAAATATGTCAGCTGTTGTAGTATCATTGAGTTTTGTGAGAAATTTGCTTTCAAATATTTCTGTTTCCACACCAAATGCAAACATCTCATTTTCGAAAGGCTGAAAAAAGGCTCTAGCTTGTTTCTGCTGTTCTTGCTGTAGCCTGTATTCCTTTATCATCGTATCCACTCCTTTGCCAGGAGTGTCATTTTGAATGCTGTGAACCATATTTTGAGGCAAAGTGTCATAAATACTATCACGAGATAAATTTAACCTTAAAAATGAAACAGTATCAAAGTCAAAATCTATTTCTTCAGAACTGAGAATATCACGGCGGTATGTTCTTGCAAACTGTCCTTCTTTATGCACAATGTATTGGTTTTCCACATATTGGGCATTCCATGTTAGTTAATTGGTTGTACCAGTTATCCATCTTGCCACTCCCGTTTTAGTTGTGCTTCTACTAATCGGCACTGTAGTTTGAATACATTAATTGCTTCTTGATCATTTAAATAAAGCACCTTAGCTGTATCTCTTCTTAACCTAAGCTCAGCAATATATTCATCTCCCTGTGCTAGATCACGTATCAATGTAACTGCTACTTTTTCCAATCTGGCCGAGGCTATAAATTTAGCCTTGGCCTTTTTATAATCATACTCAGCATTTGCCAAATCAATCCCTCTATCTTTGGCTAAACGCAATGCTTTATTGAGTTCTAATTGTTTGTCTTGTAAATAACTATATAAATCTGCACCATTCATCATTTTGATTGTTTGCTAAGTTCTACTTCTTCAACTAATTGATTTACAAGTGCTTCAAGTTTACTAATTCTGCTTTGTGCATCCTTAGCTTCTTGAACGTAATCAGAACCTTTACCAGTCTTGAATGAGAGGCTTAGATTATATTGATTTTCAGCACCTAGGGTAGCGCCTACACCAATCATCAATCGTTCATTAGGTCTAGCGAATACACCAAGAGCCACCGCGTTACTGTTACGATAATGACCGTAACTTACCGCATAGCTGACCTTATCATTTCTGTTAAAGTCAAGCGGATGTAATCCGGCCAAAGCTGCGGAACTTGCGCCTAATTTATTTAGACGTGCATTTGTTTGATTGATTTGAGCCATGCCTACTTGGTTTTGCGCTCTTAATTGACGCATGTTAACCGCATCAGTATCTGCAACTCCATCCGCAACATCGTGTAGTTGTTGGCCACCTGCAGTGATATATTGAGTTGTGAACTCAATATGCTTGCCGTTGCTATCAGCAACCATGCCGTCCATTGTGTAGCTGGCTGTATCTAATGTATTTGTATTTTCTAATTTCAAACCATCATGAGTTACCGCTGCGTTTGTCTCGCCATTAAAGAAATGTGCTTTTTCTTTATTTACAACACTGCGAACAGTATCTACATTTGCTCCAAAGTTAACAGAATTCATATTGTTTAAATCTTTATTTACATTTACAGCAAATTCCATGCCACCATTCAGGTTAGTTGTTTGAGATACTGTTGTATTATTACCGTCACCGACTGTAGTGAAGTTCAATGAGTTGATGACTGCATTTAATTGGCTACCATTAACCGCATCAGTAGATGTGGAATCAATACGACCTGCAGCTACATTTGTAATAGTGCGTTTATAATTCATTACACCGCTCATACCCGCTTTATTTGTAGTGCCAACAGAAACAGTACTATCAGCGACACCGCCGGCGAAGTTGAATTTCTTGCCGTTGATATAAATATGATCTGTGCTAACCGTAGTATCAGTAGTAGAATTGGTGCCTAATGCTACTGCATTAGGTGTGTCAGCTAATGTATTATTACCAATTGCAAGTGCATCAATAGCACCAGCTTGGCCATGAGTACCAATGACTACAGCGCCTTGACCTTTGGTTTTATTGTTTGAACCGAAGGCTAGTTGTTCTTTAGAATTGTCTAATACTTGATTGTTATAACCAATCACAACACCATGTCCACTTTCTATCGTGCCATTGTTGGAACCAATAACAGTCGCGTTTTCAGCATTAACCGTATTAGTACGGCCAATTACAACCGTACTGTCACCATTGGCATAGGCGCCGTTACCTATAGCGATGGTATTATAAGCACTTGTTCGGGCTTGGTTGCCCATCGCAATGGTGTATTCAACTAGGCTTTCAGCATGACTGCCGAAGGCAAAACTATTGCGACCTGCTGCAGTTGCATTGTTACCACCTGCGAACCCATTTTCACCTGTAACTGTGTTATCAGTACCAAAGGCAAACGCGTTATTCGCATCAATGTGATTTTGAAAACCGGATACCATTGAGCTTGTAGAATTTGCGGAAATGGTATTATCCGTACCAACGTTTGTATTATTACTAGTAGCTCCAACCACGTTAACTACTAATGCAGACATTGCTAATGTTGTAATGATTTTCTTGTTTGTGTTCATTGTGTTTATCTCCTATATTTTGTACAATACAGGTAGAGTCTTTTCGAGTACTCTACCGAAAGTCCGCTTGCTGTCCAAGGCTATTAGCGGACTTTTTTTCTTGAATAAAACCGAATTTCTCTTGCCCAGTAATTGCTTAATATTAGCAATACAAACCCAAGCAAAATTTGTAAAAAAGCGGTGTAGAAATCAATCCTGTTAATTTCTATAGAACCAATTGTTCCAACGATCATTAGGAACGCTACGGCTCTTAATACCCAGATTAGTTTCATCATTATCTATACCCTTTCAATATGTTGTAAATCTGTTCTATACTTTTACCTTTTAACTCCCTAACTACCTTCTTAGCTAATCTATCCGCCTCACGAAATGCAATTTCATTGCCGTACTCGTAAGACTGAGTAGATGTCGGTTCTTGGTATCGTTTTTCATACTCAATTTGATATTCAGCTTCATAAATATCGCTAATAATGCGTTTACGGAGTGTATTTAATACCTTGCCATAAGCACAACTATCCCATCTGTGGCAGTTATCTATAAATGTCCGTGCAGATTTTACAATTTCATCTGTTAGTACTTCACATTCCCTGATTGTTTCTACGTGCGATTTAGCCATTCTATGAAAATTTTTGTATATATCCATTTGTACCCTTTCTATTCTCCAATTCGTGCCTGGCACCGTTTGGCCAGCCAAGCATTAAACGATTCAACATGGATAAGGCGCTTACCTCCACGCTTACCAATCCTCATTGACGGGAAGTCAAAGTCCTCCGCCCATTGACGAATAACCGTTTCCGGTACGCTGGCAAGCTTTGCGGCTTCGGCTACCGTGATGCACATCTTATTCATAGTTATCTCCTTTTACAAAATATCCACGTACATTTAGTGCACTTTTAATTATTGATTTGTATAATCACCTTGATTTGTAATTGCTATTTCCATTGGCAATTGCCTAAAAGCTCAATAATTTTCTTTTCATCTAAATTGCCATGTGTGCTAATCGTTACACGTGGCAATTTATTTTTTGTTACTAACTTATTAAGTCTTTTAAGCTTTTTAATTGCACAGTCTAATTCAGTTGTATCTACTTTGATTTTTACTGTGTATTCTTTTACACTATTGATATTTGTTTGCTCTTCCTCTTCTGACTTATTTTCCATATGTGTTTGTAATGGAGTTTTCAATTTTATTTCACCTCTTACAATTTTTATCACTCATGCTATTGTAGAATTAATTTAGCTATAGCTATTCCTAATGCCATTGCTGAAATAATTAATGCCAACTCTGTGGTATCCATTTCATAGTTCCTTTCTTAATTAACTATTTAGAGTGTTTTGCTTGTTGTGGAACACTCTTTTCTTTTAAGCGTTCGTATAGTTTGTATAGAACAATATATGAATCTGTATAACTTGTTTTAATGGCCCAATGCTTCATTTAGCGAAATCCGCTGGTATCGCTCAATTCCTTGATTTTGGTTTATGAATTGCCACTAACTTTTGTTAGTGGCTTTTTATTTCCTTCATTTGATTTCACCTCTCCATCTAGTTTTCTCATTTTTGAGACTTTTCAGATAAAAAAATAGAGTAAGCTTCCGCATCAGTTAATGAAAGCACATCTTTAATTCGTAATGCTTCTTCTATTGTGAAACTATTTCCATCTTTTTCAAGTCTTCGATAAAATGTGCTTCTATCAATACTTACTTTATCTGAAAATTCTACAATATTATACCCACAATCTAATATTTTTCTTTTTAAAGCTTGTACATTCAAATATATCACCTCCCCTTTTGTCTCATTTTTGAGATTGATTAAAGTATAGTACTTTTATTTTAACTCGTCAACACATATTTTCTCATTTATGAAACATTTTAAACTTTTTAAAATTATTTGTTGCAAATATGATACACTTATAATATACTTGTCTCAAAGGAGACAAAGTTATGACTGAGCAAATACATGAACGAATAAAACGTTTACGCAAACAAAATAAATTATCTGTCGATGAGATTGTAAAAAAATTAAATATTTCTCGTGCAACATATTACCGCTACGAAAGTAATGAAATAGAAAAATTGCCTTTAACTATACTTGAGCCACTTGCAAAAATATTAAATACTACTCCTGCATATTTAATGGGCTGGCAAGAACCGCATCAACAAAATAAATCTATTATATCTGACAAAGCTGAAGGTTACTATGTAGATCCTGAAACTGCTGAATTTGCGGAATATCTACGTACACGCCCAGGCGCACGCATGCTCTTTTCTGCAGCTAAAGACATTACTAAAGAGGAGATGGAAGAAACAGTTAAATACATAGAGTTCTTAAAATCTAAACATAAGTAATACACACAAGGGAGAGTGGTAGTATTGGTTATTAACCTTATTTATTGTGATTTACCAAATGCAAAAGCAGTTTCTGAAGAATCAGAGGACGTAGATACTCATAATATCTACATCAATAAAAATCTCCCTCATGACCGCATGAGGGAGGAAATAAAGCACGAGCTAATTCATATCATTCGTGATGACTTTTATGTTGATCATCACGTTAATTTAGTTGAGCGTATGGTTAGGATGTCCCAAATTGAAGATGGTGACCTTAACGGAATCGACTTTTATCATCACATTATTTAACTATATAACTGGGGAGATGTTATTATGTTAAAGTTTTTAAAACGTTTATTTAGTTGTTTTACAAAGAAATCTGATAATACCACAGATACTATTGAATTATCTTTCGAAGTAAAGTCTAATTTTAATCACGTACCTATTTCTAACCATAGTCATGAACTATCTATCGATGAGTATTGGAATCACTGGTTAGCTTCTAACAACAATTCTTTTCAACATAGAATTGAACGTGCTACATGGATTTCTTCTCAATCGATAAAAATGAACGACGACTTTTGTTATATTTCTGGCACTCAACCTCAACCATATATAGTAACACTATCTAGTTGTACCTGTGCTGACTTTCAAAATCGTCAAAATGCATATTTTGATTATCCATGTAAACATATGTGTAGATTAGCTATTGAAAATGGAGTTATTGCTGCACATATTCATACAGATACTGAAATAAAAGAAAAAGCTATTCAAGATGCAAAAAAAGCAGAAGAACTTGCTGAAGCAAATCGTTTACATGAAATAGAGCTAGATAAGTTTAGATTACCTGAAGCTGATATAACTAGTATTTTATCTATCATTGATGAACCTGAATTACCAAGCCCAATGTTTAATGGTAATGCTGATTACTTCAGCTCAACTAGTTATGATAATAAAGAATTAAACTATATTGATAAATCTGATGAATTAATAGATAAGCTATCCGATCAACACGCTATTAATAAGATTGTTACTATAGTATCTCAAATACAAAATCATCTTGTTCAATTTAAAGAATTCCTCTATTCAAAAGGTGCCTGTGGTGTTGATGAATATAATTCTATGCATAGCAGTGACTTTGATGATGCTCGAGACCAAATTCAATCATTCTTATTAAATGACTACCCTGATAATGCCTATGATTATAATGAAGATCAAAAAGCAATTGTAGAAGAGAAAAATAGAGTGAAACAAGAACGTATTGATAAAAAATCTATACTATCAGCAATTTCTCACGAACCAATTGCACAAGCTAGTTTTATTAAATCACTATTTCCTGATAACACATCATATGGTAAACGTTTATGTAATTCTTTAATAAAGGAAGGTAAGTTACAACAAGTAAAACAAGGTAATCGATACTATATTAATAAAGTGTAAAAGTCATATTATTCGTGATATCCTTTATGTAGATCATCACGTTTTCAACAAGGAGGTAAAAACAGTAATGCCTACTGAAACTACAAAAGTAGAAGAATTTCAATCTGGTTATTTCCAAAACATGGGAGATTTTAAATCATTTATTCCATCCCTTATTAATAAAGAATGGGTTTGGATGAGTCCTAAAATCAATGTACTATTAGCAAAGGCAAACCAAGAATTAGGAAAATTAGAAATGTATTCTCAACGTATTCCTAATGTAGACCTTTATATTCAAATGCATATTTCAATTGAAGCTAATAAGTCTAGTAAAATTGAAGGCACAAAAACTACTATTGAAGAAGATTTTATTGATATTGAAGATCTTGTTCCAGAAAAACGTGATGATCAACAAGAAGTAAAAAATTATATTATTGCTATGAATCATGGTATTAATAGAATCATACATGATCAGTTCCCAATTTCTACTAGGCTTATAAAAGAAATACATGAAAAGTTATTATTTGGAGTGCGTGGCGAACGGAAAACACCTGGGCTCTATCGAACTACTCAAAATTGGATTGGAGGTAGTAAGCCCTCAGATGCTCGATTTGTTCCTCCTCCTGCAAATGAATTAAATACATTGTTAGGAGATTTAGAAAACTTTATCCACAATGAAAATATATTTGTTCCTCATTTAATCAAAATAGCTATCCTCCATTATCAATTTGAAACTATTCATCCATTTTTAGATGGAAATGGTCGTGTTGGTAGATTAATAATTCCATTATATCTATTGAGTAATGAATTACTTTCAAAACCTTGTTTTTATATTTCTAATTACCTAGAAAAAAATCGCACTCAATATTATGAGGCACTCGATAGAGTACGGCACTTTAATGACTTATCTGGCTGGTTAGTATTTTTCTTAGAAGCAGTTATTGAGACTGCTAAAGCTGGTCGTGAAAAATTTGAACAAGTACTTGAATTAGTAGATAAACACAATGAACAACTAACTAAATTAAGTGGTAACAAAGAAAACCTAAGAGCTCTATTTAAGGCATTTTACGCTACGCCAATCTTAACTATAACTAAAGCTTCAGAACTAATCGGTGTTTCCTATAATACTGCGCGGAATCTTATCAATACATTAGTTGATGCTGGCATATTAGATGACTTTAATCTTCCTGGAAGTAGTCATAATCACTATGTGATGTCAGAGTATATGCTAATATTTATGTAAAGTTGAGTTATCCACATAATATATTTAAAATAAACTCCTTTTTTTGAGTTATCCACTCCATTCAACTCAATTTTTTTCTTTTTTTTGAGTTATCCACAGACTTAAACGCAAAAAATCTTATGTTTTTGAGTTTAATGTATTTAATTAAATACGCCTAAAAAAAATAAGCCCTCACCGCAGTGAGGGCCATTAAAAACTACATACCTTAGAGGTACTTCATTTTTACTCCAATAACATTATACCATAAAACCTCTAAGGCTTATTAACTATGCCAAGGAGGTTATTTTTATGGCTAAAAAACGAACCGATGGACGCTACCAAGTATCCAAAATGATAAATGGTAAGCGTAAATACTTTTATGGTACTACCAAAAAAGCTGCCATAGAATCCATGGAGAAATACGTAAATACAAATCAATCATGTGCTAATTTCGATGATACTATTTCATTAAGCACCTGGATTAATATATGGTTGAATCTAAAGGAAAAGAGTATAACCCCTGCCACATATCAAAGCTATACAGGAATTATCAATCGCTATATCAGGGATAAAATCGGCGGCGTGAAGTTAGCCGAAATTAAACCTAATACATTACGTTATGTCTTTGAATCAATGGATGGATTATCATCAAGGACTATATCCTACACCATGACAATTCTAGGATCCATATTAGAGCAGGCGGTAAAAGATGATATTATTCCTAAAAACTATATGAAAAACATAGACCGACCAAAACAGGTTAAGGTTCGACATATGGTGACGTTATCTGCAGATGAAGTTAAAGACTTTTTATCGAATATATCGAACACAGAACATCATGCACTCTTTAAATTAGCATTTGCAACAGGTATGCGTCGGTCTGAATTATTAGGCTTACGATGGTCTGATATCGATTTTAAGAAATCAACTATATCCATTTCACAAACAGCACTCAAAATCGGATCTACTGCAGTTATATCTAATACAACTAAGACTACATCTTCAAAACGAATAATTGCCATTGATACGGAAACGCTCCAGGAGCTTATGAAGCATAAAACGGTCATAGACAAGCGTAGAATTAAAACCATGAACTGGATTAATAATAACCTTGTATTCCCTGGTATAAAGGGTGCTCCTCGCTGTCCTGATGAGGTCAGCAAACTATGTAAGAAATACGCCAGTTTAATCGGTAAGCCCTCTTTTACTATGCATGGTACTAGACATACCCATGCCACCCTTCTCATTGAAAATGGGGCCAATATGAAAGCCATACAGGAACGTCTAGGACATGCTTCATTCCAAGAAACGATGGATACCTACTCACATGTGACACCTAAAATGGAAGATGACATCGTAAAACGTATTTCTAAAATATTCTGATGTCAAAATGATGTCAAACCACGCAAGACTTTATGATGTCAAACAAAAATAAGGGCTTACAGAATCACCTGTAAGCCCTTATTTAATCAGCTTGGTGCGGTTGGAGGGACTTGAACCCTCACGAGCGTACG